AACAGGATTATGTTAATTTTCAAATTAATCCCACTGATAACAAAGAAAATCTATCATCTGGCTATTTGGATACGCTCAAAAATCTTAGTGCTAGGTTAAGAAAACGATTTCTTGAAGGCGAGTTTGCCGATGCCAATCCTAATCAGTTATTTAAAGAAGAAGATATTGACAAGTGGAGAGTGGAAGATGAGCGATTACCTGACTTTGTTCGTGTATTGGTCGGTGTCGATCCTAGTGGCTCTGGTGATACTGATAACGCTGATAATGATGCCATTGGTATTGTTGTTGGTGCTTTGGGAACTGATGGCAATGCGTATCTATTAGAAGATTGCACAATTAAAGCTGGACCGGCCACTTGGGGTAAGGTGGCTGCCTCTGCATTTGACAGACACAAGGCTGATCTTGTATTGGCTGAATCAAACTTTGGTGGTGCAATGGTCGAACAGGTTATTCAAACTGCAAGGCCTCGGACACCATACAAGGCAGTTAGTGCCTCTCGTGGTAAAGTAGTGCGAGCTGAACCCTTTTCTCTTCTTTACGAACAAGGTAAAATTAGGCATTGTGGAAGGTTTATTGAGCTAGAGGATGAGATGGCTGGATTTTCTACGCTGGGATATATTGGTAATGCTTCTCCAAACCGAGTAGATGCGTGGATATGGGTATTAACTGAGTTGTTCCCTGGCATGGTTCGAGATCGAGCAGAAAAGAAATTAACAATACCAAAGAAACCTCCAATGCTTACTAGGAATGGTAACTATGGTGGATCGTGGATGTAGTAAGGAGAATTTATGGCTGAAAAAGAAAAAGACATTATTGCGAGAGCTCAAGATAACTTTAAGAGTTGTTTAGACTGGGAAGCATTATCACGTCAGCGGTTTAAAGAAGATATGCGATTTTTATTTGCTGACTCTGATAATCAAGATCAATGGGAGCCTTCAGTCAAAGCTCGTAGACATATGGCCACTCAGCCAATGATTACGATTAATAAAGTCCATACTCACTGGCTGATGATTGTTAATCAGATGAAAGAGAACAAGCCATCGATTCAAGTCCATCCCACCAATGGTGAAGCCAGCTATGAAGCTGCCCAGATCTATGAAGGCCTCATTCGTCACATTGAATACAAGTCTAATGCTAAGGTGGCCTATGATATTGCCAGTGAGCAACAAGTCGGTGGCGGTATTGGATATGTTCAAGTAATTACTAAATATGCTGATGATTCAACATTTGACCAAGAAATATTTATTAAAGAGATTCCGGATGCTTTGTCGGTTTATTTAGATCCACACATTAAGAAACGTGATGGCTCGGATGCCAAGTATGCTTTTATTTATGAGGATATGCCAAGGAAAGAGTTTGAGCGTAAATATCCCAATGTTAAAGTGCCAACAAGCAATGGTAATCAACAATGGGTAACTAAAGACATTGTAAAGGTGGCCACATATTACGAAAAAGAAACTCGTAAAGAGTGGCTTTATTCCATTACCAATGATGATGGCAGTGTTAAATTCATGCGTGAATCAGATATTACTATTGAAGAAAGAAAGCTCTTCAATGAAATCATTCGCACTAGTGGTGAAGGCATTGATCGCAGGCGTATTGATAAGCACATCATTAGAAAATACTTAATTGGTGGAACTGAAGTGCTGGAGAAAGGTATTTGGCCAGGTACTTATATTCCGATTGCTAGGCAAGTAGGTGAAGAAGTAATCATCGAACAAAGGCTAGATCGTAAAGGCATTGTGCGTTATATGAAGGATGCACAAAGAGCATACAACTATAATGCCTCAGCTGCACTCGAATATGGAGCTCTGCAATCTAAATCTCCTTACCTTGCACCAGTCGAAGCAATCAATGGATTAGAGAATTACTGGTCCACTGCGAACACAGAGAATCATGCTTACTTGCCATACAATTCTGCTGATGAGCAAGGCAATCCAGTCCCGACACCAAGTAAAGCTCCAGCACCAACTGGTGCAACTGTCTATACCGAAGGGATGGCCACTGCTAACATGGAAATGAGTATGGCCTCTGGTCAGTATGAACAGACCTTTGGCGAACAATCTCAAGAGTTATCTGGTGTTAGTATTGATAAGAGGATTAAACAGGGCAATAGAGCTACCTTCCACTTTCAAGATGCACAGGCTAATACTGTTCAATTTGTCGGTAAGATTATTATTGATTTGATTCCTAAGATCTACGACACCAAGAGAATTGTACGAATTTTAGGTGAAGATGGTTCTGAAGATCAGATTATGGTCGATCCACAGGCACAACAAGCCATTATTCAAAAGGAAGAAGAAGTTGATGCCAAGGTTAAAACTATCTTTAATCCGAATGTTGGTAAGTTTGACGTAGTGGCAGAGTGTGGTCCGAGTTATGATACGAAGAGAGCTGAAGCATTTGATTCCATGACAAAGTTATTAGTAGCACAGCCGGCATTATCTCAAGTAATTGGTGATTTATACATGGGATCAGCCGACTTCCCTGGTGCTGATAAACTCCAAGAGCGTATGAGAAATTGGATTCCACAGAGTATTTTAGGCACTGGACCATCCGAGCAAGAACAACAAATGATGCAACAATTACAGGCATCACAACAAGCAATTCAAGAATTAACTCAGCAATTGGCTGAAAAGCAATCTTACATTTCTATCGAAAAGCAACGTGCTGACATCGATGCCTTGAACCATTTAGCATTACGATATGAAAATGAGCGTCAAGACAGTATCCAAGCATTTAAAGCTGAAACAGATCGATTGAAAGCTATTTTAGCCAACATGAAACCAGAGCAAATGAATGCTATTGCTCAAAAGACTTATCAAGAAATAGAAGTACAGCAACCCCCAGCAGTCGAATACGATCAGACACAATTTGATCCATCGCAATTGATTCATGATTATTTACCAAATATTCAAGAACCAACTCAGCAACAACCGCAAGAAATGGAATCTCCACAACAACAACCGCAAATACAACCTGAAGGAATTTAATAATGAGTGAGCAATCTACAACGCAAATAGATGCTGAATTACCTCAAGAAATAGTTACTGAAGAACCAAAACAAGAAGCAAAACAAGAAAATTCTTATAACGAACTGCCGGACTGGGCTCGTAGAAGAATGGGTGAGCTGGCTGCCGAGAAGAATGCAGCCAAGCAGAAACTAGAGGAAATGCAGTCTAAGCAACAATATCAACCTTCGCAAGAACAAACGTATTCTCCACAAGAGAATATTCAAGAATTAGCAATGACATATGCTAAACAAATTGCAGCCCAACAAGTTCAAGAGCAATCATTTGTTAATAAAATGACTGAGATTGAAAAGAATGCAAAAGAAGAGTTTGGTGATGTATACGACAAGTCGGTAACGAATCTTCAATTGGCTGGTGTTGGTGGCCAAGATTTCCTCCAGGCTTTAGCTGCAATTCCAGCTCCTGAGAAAGTAATTACCTTCCTTGGCAAGTCTGAGAATATTAACGAAGCAATTAGGATCGCGAATCTAAGTCCAATGCAAATGGGAGTCGAATTGACTAAATTATCATCAAAGGCCACAAAAGAATTAGGCAAACAGAAATCCAATGCACCAGCTCCAGTAGGGGATGTGGATGGCGGATCTAGCCGATCAAGTGGTGGAGCAGAGCCAAGCCCTTCAGATACTCAAGCATGGATTAAGTGGAGATCTGAGAACGCAAGAAGAAGAAGATAATCTATTACCCCTTATTGTTGATAATTTTAATAATAGGGGGTAAAATGTTTTCATAGGCCAAAATGAGCCGATAATCATTGTAATAGGCGTGAATAATTTCCTCTAGCCAAGCGAAAAGTAAGTATTTTTTATTATTTTTTTCCTTAATTTATGGAGTTTATTCATGACTACTAATGCTTTATTAACGATTGATCAGATCACCAACGAAGCGGTGCGTCTGTTCACTCAAACCAATGCTTTTTTAAGAACAGTATCACGTCAGTATGATGATCAATTCGCTCGATCCGGAGCTAAGATCGGAAGCACTCTTCGTGTTCGTTTACCCAATGACTACACAGTAACAACTGGTCCAAGTATTACTCCTCAAGGCACTAACGAGCAGAATACAACTTTGACTGTTGCAACTCAAGCAAACGTACCTATTTCTTTCGGTACAGCTGAAAAGACAATGCAATTAGATGATTTCTCTGAGCGTGTATTAGCTCCAGCAGTAAATCGTTTGGCTGCTTATGTTGCTGCTGACTTAATGAACGTAGTAAATGCTTCAAGCAATATGGTCGCAAACTTATCTGGCACAACTATTAACAGCCCACAAGCTGCTCAATGGTTACAGGCTGGTGCAGCTCTCGATCAGAACTTATGTCCCCGTATGGATCGTAAGATTATTCTTGATCCAGTTACCCAGTCTAGAACTATCAGCTCATTGGCTGGTTTGTTTAACCCACAGGTAAAAATTGCAGATCAGTATGAAACAGGCATTATCAGTCGTGATACTTTAGGCTTTGATTGGATGTACGATCAGACTACTTTAGTTCACACAACTGGTACATTTACAGCTGGTACAGTGAATGGTGCTTCACAGACTGGTACAACTTTAACTGTGAACGCTATTACAGGTACATTGACTAAAGGTGACATCATCACTATCGCTGGTGTATATGCAATTAATAGATTAACTGGTGCTTCACAAGGTCAGTTACGTCAGTTCGTTGTTACTGCAAACGTGGCATCTGGTGCAACATCTATTCCAATTTACCCTGGTATCATTGCAGCTCCGGCAGCATTCAATACTGTAACTGCATCACCAGCAAACTCAGCTGCAATTAGCTTAGTAATGCCGGCTGGTTCACAGTATCGTCAGAACTTGGCTTACTTCCCAGAAGCATTTACTTTAGCTTGTGCTGACTTAGAAATGCCAACAGCTGGTGTGGTACAGGCTGCAAGAGCACAGTTTGATGGAATCTCTTTAAGAATGATTGAAGCCTATGACGTGATGTCAGATAGCTTGATTACTCGTATGGACATTCTATATGGTTATGCAGCAATCAAACCTGAATGGGCTTGCGTAGTCGCTGACGTAGTTTAATTTGCGTTGTAGTTGTATTTAATGGGCTTCCCAAAAGGGAGTCCATTATTTAATATTTAAGGATAGATATGAGTCAGCCATTGCCAACCACTCCGAGGGACATTGTTAATCTAGCTCTCAAGACTGCAAACGTGGTGGGTGTAGGTCAATCATCTTTGCCTGAAGATATTAACGATTGTTTCAATATGCTGAATATGATGATTGCCCAATGGCAACGCAGAAGGTATATGGTTTACAACTTAAAGACTGTTAGCATCACTGCAACTGGTGCAACATCTTACACCATTGGTCTAGGCCAACAATTCAATACTGAAAGACCAGCAAAAATAGAAGCTGCATTCATTCGGATGCAAGGTGGTTCTAATTTGCCAGTGGATTATCCTTTACAAGTATTAAGAGCCAAAGAAGATTACGACAGAATCAGCATTAAGACATTAAATGCGTTTCCTCAGTATGTGTTTTATGATTCAACCTTCCCAGTAGGTAATGTATTTGTGTGGCCAGTGCCAAACAATCAATATCAAATATTCTTAACTGTGATGACACAGTTACAAGCATTCCAAAATTTAAGTGAAGTAATCGTAATGCCAGCTGAGTATTTGGATGCGATGCAATGGAATCTTGCAGATCGTATACTAACGATATACGGATTGCCTGAGAATCCAAAGATTACTCGTTATGCTGAAGTATCCATGAGAGCCATCATGGAAAACAACTCACAGATCCCATTGTTGCATATGCCGGTGGCCTTAAGAGGCAAGTCTGGAGCATACAATATTTATGGTGATTTCTACGTTGGAAGTGCTGGGTAATGGCAAAGATTGCTTTATCCAATGGTGCTTATCAGGCAAGGAGCGTAATTGCTTCAGCTCAAAGATGTATTAATCTTTATTTAGAGGCAAACCCTCAAACTTCTGTTTTCCCTTTTACACATTATCCAACACCAGGCTTAACCTTAATGGGTTCTGTTGCTCCTACTTCATGGAGAGGATTATATTTTGCAACAAATGGGCAATTGTATGGTGTTTGTGGCAATAAAGTTTATACAATTAGCAGTTCATGGGCTTTTACAGTTATTGGGACAATTACTTCAATTAGTGGTCCAGTATCAATGGTCGATAATACAAATGACATTATCTTAGTTGATGGCATTTATGGTAATGGGTGGCAAATCAATTTAGCAACAAATACTTTTTCACAGATTAGTCAGCCAGGCTTTTATGGTGGCAATCAAGTTAATTATGTTGATGGCTACTTTGTATTAAATAGAATTGGTACTCGTCAATGGTATATTTCACTGCCAAATAGCACTACTTTTGATCCAATTGATTATGCTTCAACCACAGGATTTTCAGATTCTCTTATTGGTATTGGCATTACTAGAAGATATGTTTATTTATTTGGAAAGATTACAACTGAAGTTTGGTTTAACCAAGGAAACACCACTTTCCCATTTGGAAGATTGCCTGGTTCATTCATGCAATATGGATGTGCAGCCACCAACTCTATTGCTCAAATGGATGGTGAGCTCTATTGGGTAGCACAATCACCACAGGGACAAGCCTTTATTTGTAAGACTGCTAACTTCGCTGCTAATATTATTTCTACTTTTGCAATCAATAATGAATTGCAAGGGTATCCGACTTTAGCTGATGCTATTGGTTATACCTATGAGTTAAATGGCCATTTTTTTTATGTTGTAACTTTCCCAACTGCCAATAAGACATGGGTTTATGACTTATCTAATCAGCAGTGGAATGAGTGGAATTACATCGATAATGAAGGTGGCTTTAATCGTCATCGCTCAAATTGCTTTGCATTTGCTTATGGGAAATTGATTGTTGGAGATTGGGAAACAGGAAATCTTTACGCAATTGATCAGGATAACTATACAGATAATGGACAAGTAATTACTAGAGTGCGTACCTTTTATCACATGGAAGATGATAGTTCAAATCGTGTACGTTATCGTAGTTTGATTCTTGAGATGGAATCAGGGAATGGGTTTAACAATGAAGAGATTAATGTTGGTTTAAGATGGTCAAATGATCGTGGCAAGACTTATGGCAATCCAGTATTCCAAAGTTTAGGTATGGAAGGTGAGTATATTACAGTCATGCAATGGAACAGATTAGGTATGGCTCGTGATCGAGTGTTTGAAGTATCATGGAGTCCACCAGTTCGAACTGCGTTGAATGGTGTTTTTATTGATGCGTCAAGTAATAATCAATAATGGCAAACCTATCTACTAATCTTCCAGTCCTCAATGTTCCTTTGGTGGATGATAATAAGAATTTAACTGTGCCTTGGTTAATGTTTTTAGTTCAGCTTTATCAAAGAACAGGTGCTGATGAAACACCAGCTTTAAATCTTACTCAAGTTCAAACATTAGCAATTGTTAATTTGATTATTGCGACTACAAATGGATTCGCTGGCACTGTAAATGTAGTAGATAATGAAGCAACAGTTACCCTTAAAACCACTGTTAGTGGCTTAGTAAAGGGAAATGGTACTGCACTATCCGCAGCAGTATCTGGCACTGATTATGCACCACCTACAAGTGGTGTAAGTATATTAAGGGGTAATGGTAGTGGTGGATTTAATAGTGTAACGATTGGAACAGGATTAGGTTTTTCTGCTGGAACTTTAAGTAATAGTTTGCCAATGATTTATCCTAGTGCTGGCATTCCAAATTCAACTGGTAGTGCTTGGGGATCATCTTATTCAGTAACTGGCACAGGCACAAATGTTGTTTTAGATAACAAGCCAACCATCAAAGAACCGATTATTGGAACTGGTTTTACAGTGGCCACATTACCGGCTGGAACAATTGGAATGCGAACTTATGTTACTGATGCAGTAACTCCAACATTCTTAGGAGTATTAGTCGGTGGTGGAGCAATTAAATCACCAGCATTCTATAACGGAACTGCTTGGGTGGCTGCGTGAAAGAGTTTATTGAATCAATTATGCAAAATGATCGAGTCTGGAACTCGGTCCGAGTTGATGGAGTAGAGAAAAAACAATTTACTTATTCTGATACTGCTGATTATTTTTTGCATGAATGTGGGTTTGTCATGTTTAGGATGGTAACTCCATCAACCTATGAGATTCATGTTTGTTTGTTGAAGTGTAAAGAAACGCAAAAGTTTGTTGAGCATTGCATAAAAGAGATGAGAAATCGTGGAGCTTGCAAGTTCATTGCTCCTATTGGCGATTGGAACAAAAGTGCATTAAAATTGAGTAAAGCGTGTGGGTTTATTGAAGAAGGAAGAATCAAGAAAGCCTATATCAGAGATAACAAATTTCATGCAATGGTCATGATGGGGAGTAGATAAATGAGTTTTATTACGGATGCAGTCGGTGCTTTATTTGGAACTAAACAGCAAGCAGATGCTTCTAATTTAGCATCACGTCAGCAAGCTGATGCTCAAGCAAATGCATATACACAGCTTCAACAAAATTTATCTCCTTATGCAAATTTTGGTGCAACTGCGATGCCAAATTTGATGAATTTATTAGGACTTGGTGGTACTGGTGGTGGGTTTCAATTTAATCCTCAAAATTATGCAAATACACCAGCTTATCAATTTATATTAAATCAAGGTTTAAAAAATACAAATAATGCTTTATCTTCTCAGGGATTATTGGGATCTGGAGCACAAGGTAAAGCTCTTGCTGACTATACAACAGGATTAGCTAATACAACTTATAACGATCAATTTAAAAATGCTTTACAAGGTTTTCAAGCGAATACAAATCCATTACTATCTTTATTAACATTAGGTCAAAATGCTGCTGCTGGTGTTGGTCAAGGTGGTTACAACTCTGCAGTGAATATCGGTAATGCGATTTCTCAGGGAACAGTCGGATCAGGAGCTCAAGAAGCTAATACATTTAATAGTTTATTAGGTCTTGTTAAAGCTGGAGCTGGTATTTATGGTGCAACCCCAACAAAACCATAAGGAATAAAATAATGGACTTAGCTCAATCAACTCAAGTAGTACCTAATAAAATGGTAACTCCTGAATTTGGAGGTATTTTAGAAAGCTATAAAGCTGGCCAAGATGTTGCTAAGAATAGGATTGCTTTAGAACAAGCTCAATCAGGCTTAGAATCAAATAAAGCAGTATCAGCAGCGATGAAAGAATTTACTGATGCGAATGGAAATAGAAATGTTCCAGCAATCATTGCTAAATTGGCTCAAGATCCAAATGCTTCTTTAAACTTACCAGATTTCGCAGCAAAATTATATACATTAGAAACTGGCCAAACAAACTCAGACATTGCAAAATTAAATAAATTAGCTACTAAAAATGGGTTAGCTGGTCAAAGAATTGGGCCATTAGTAGCAAGTATTGATGAAGGCAAGGAAGTTAATAGAGATCAAGTTATAAATTTATTTGCTGATTTAGTTCGCAAAGGTGTCTTTAGTCCACAAGAAGCTGGCACTCATATGGCTACATTACCACCTAAAACTGGTAATGCGGAACAAGATCGAGATGCTTTACATAATTGGATTAAATTTGAACAAAGAGCTACATTGAATAATGAAACTTTGTTCAGTAAGTTATTACCACAACAGCAGTATGTTGGCACTGGTGGTGGAACTCAAATACTCACTGTAAAGCCATTAACAGGCCAGACTTCTCCATCCGGATTTATTCAAGGTCAATTACCAACAGGCACTCAATTAGTTGCTCAAGAAGGCGATGGAACAGGATTGCCAGCCGGCACTAAATACATTATGAATCCAAGTGGTGCTCCAACAATTATTCCTCAAGGTGGAATGAATCAAGGTGGAATGCCTCAAAGTGGTATGAGTCCAATGCAACAAGGTCAGCTACCACAAAAGCCACCAGTAACTGCATTAGCTCCGACTATTGAAACCAATTTAAAAGCTGGAAATGAACTATATAATGATGCTCGTAAAAAAGCTGGTGATGTTCCAAATTTAAGATTTAATACTGGAAAAATTATTGAATATGCAGAGAAGGCCTCAACCGGAACAGCTTCTGGAATATTAAATGATTTAAAAGGTAACTTTGCTGTTATCCCAGAAAAACTTACAGGAAATACAGTTACAGATTACAACTCTTTAGGTCATTTTTTATCTCAAAATACTGCTTTATTAGCTAAAACTCCTGGCATTAATTCTTCTGATGCTGGTCAAAAATTGGCTGGTGAAATTAGTGGAACAACATCTTGGGATAGAAAATCAATTATTGAAGCAGCTCGAGTAAATCGAACAATGGGTGAAGTAAATGATTTATTTTATCAAGGTGTTCAAAAATATTCAAAATCACCTGAGAAAGTAATTGAATTTCAAGATAAATGGAACAGAATTTTAGATATTGATACTATTCGTTTATATGATGCAATGATTAATAAAAAAACAGATCCGAAAGCATTTGCTTCAGTAGTTGATAATTTAGGTGGAAAAGAATCTAAGCGATTTGTTGAGGCAGCAAAACATATCGACAAAATTAATGAATTAATTACTAAAGGTCAATAATGGCACGATTAATTTCTTCTAAAGATTTATTAGCTGAAGGTGGATATAAAGAACCTAAAGGTAGTGTCACGTTTTCTGAATTAGAGATTCCTAAGGATACTGTTCCACTTCGTAAAACTTCTAAAATTGATTTAGAAAGTTTAAATCCTGATTTGCAAGATCGAATTGTAAAGATGCAAGAGGATTGGAAGAACAACAAAGAATTAAATCCTAAAGGTTTGGATTTGCCAATTACGAGTGGAGCTCGTACTGCCCAGCAACAAGAAGATTTAAAGAAAAGAGCCGCAGCTGGTGAAAAGGGGATATTTACTCCGGCTGATGTACCAAAAGGTGCATCGATGGTGCATCAAAATGCAATTGATTTGCCAACCAGTGTGCCAGATTCATTCTTGGCACAATATGGATTACACAGACCATTGGTAAAGAAAGGTGATCCAGTTCATGTTCAGATTGATCCAAAGGCTTCATATGTAGCTCCTTCCTTCCAAGGTGTTTCAAGTGCTGATTTATTAAAACAAGCTGAATCTTTAGTGCCAGAACAAGGACAGCCACAACAGAATAAAGTCTATTCTCCTTTAGATGTGATGACTGCTGCCTTATCAAGAATTGGCTTAGGTCAAACAGTCGCTCCTCAAGAAGTTAAACCGAATACAATGCTTGAGAAGTTATTGGGTGGTATTGAGGCTGCCGGATCAATGGCCACTGATGCAGTGACTGCAATTCCATCCGCAATGGCTTATGGGTATGTTCCCAAAGGAAGCCAACCTTCTGCCTATGAAGAGGCCAAGAAACGCAGTGAATTGATTAGTCAGTTCCAATATAAGCCACAAACTCAAACAGGGCAGAACCTTGTTGAAATGCTCGGAGAAGTTCCTAAAAAAGTATTAGGTACATCAGCACCACTTCCACCAATGTTAGGTGTAGAGAGCCAATTGCTTGGTCGTATGGGGTATCAAAAGCCTCCGGAGATTAATGCTCCTAAAATGCCAAGTAAATATGCATTGACTGAGCCATCTTTACAAAGAGTGCCAGAGATGCCGGCCAATGTAACTCCTATTTCTACATTAAGTGGTGTGGGTGCTGCAGCGGTGGAACATAATCCTTTCTCTGGAAAGCTCTCTGGAGAATCTTATGGTCGTGGTGAATTATTCCCACAGATTAAATTAGCTAAAATTGCTGGCGATGTAAGCCCAGAAGAACAAGCTATTAGATCTCAAATCTTACAACCTATTTTAAAAGATAGTGGACAGATTAGACCAGGTGTATTAACTGGAAATGAACAAACTTTAAGAGCTGAACACAATGCAGCCTCAAGAC